GGGGTGTCGGGGGTCGGAGGTTCAAATCCTCTCGTGCCGACCAAAAATCCTCTAAGAACCAGCCTGTTACGGCTGGTTTTTTATGTCTGTTTTCTGAACGGGGAATAATCGGGGAAAAACCCCCGACACAATGCATCGACTTCACCGTAAAATTTCAGCTATTCACATCACCGGACAATCATCAAATTCCGCGTTCCTGGCATCATTAATGATGTAAGTAATCACCCCGAATATAGCGGGTGCAGAACCGTAACCGTCATCATCTACTGGTAGCACCTCCCTTCTCCCGCTCTCCAGATTAATCAGGTGGGATTGAGGATGTGTTCGATATCGTTTGATCCTGAACTCCCCGTCGATTGCACATATCAGCAGTGAGCAATCGCAGGCAGAAAGTGACGCATCTACCACAAGCAGCGCACCCTGGAGTATCCCTTCCCTGAAATGTGAACGCGATGCCCGCATGTCGAAGCATGCCAAGCCATTTCAATATCGCTACGTCGTGGCATTATTTAACCCCTTGTAATTCATCACCATTATTGATTTAATTCATGATCAAAACTATAACACGGTGAAATTAATGAAAAAAAACACAGATGATGGGGCTAAAGTTTACACACCATTCACTCTAAAACTTTATGACTGGTGGGTTTTGGGTGTATCAAATCGACTTGCATGGGGATGCCCTACAAAGGACTACCTTCTTCCACACTTTCTGGAACATTTAGGTAACAACCATCTGGATATTGGTGTTGGAACTGGGTTTTACCTTACTCACGTACCTGAAAGTGGTTTGATATCTCTAATGGATTTGAACGAAGCTAGCCTGAACGCTGCATCAACAAGGGCTGGAAAGTCAAAAATTCAACATAAAATTTGCCATGATGTTTTTGAACCTTATCCCGCAGCATTGCATGGTCAATTTGATTCCATTTCAATGTGTTACCTTCTTCACTGCCTGCCTGGAAATATATCGACAAAAACCTGTGTAATACGCAATGCGGCGCAGGCCTTAACTGACGATGGTACTCTGTATGGCGCCACAATTGTTGGTGATGGCGTTGTGCATAATACCTTCGGTAAAAAACTGATGAGCATATACAATCAGAAAGGCATCTTTTCAAACACCGAAGATTCCAAAGAAGGGTTAAAACAAATACTTTCAGAGCATTTCGAGAATGTTAAAACCAGGGTTAAAGGTACAGTAGTAATGTTTTCCGCTTCAGGGAAAAAAATAGCATCCAGGCCGCATCCTGAACATATATGTTTGCAGCAACTCACATCATCGGACAAACATTAGACTCTGCCATTCTCACATCACTTATAAGTTCATAGAACTCGTTTATGGCAAAAGGAATTTTGATGGTCTGCCCGGTGCAAAAGATATCATTCTGGGCGAATTGACTAAGAGGGTTCACCGGGTCTTCCCTGATGCTGATGTCCGGGTAAAACCGATGATGACACTGCCGGCGATCAACACTGACGCCAGCAAGCATGAGAAGGAACAGATAAGCAGCATTGTTCAGGAAATGGTAGTGTCCCAGCATTTCCAGGATTGCCGGGGTAGTGAACTGACTCATCCATCGCCCTCCGGCCAGCCAACCCTGTACTGCGCTATCTCATCCAGACTCTTCAGCATCACCACATCTTCTTTCATTTGCCGCTGCCGTTCGTGGATTTTAAAACCCTGTATCACCACCGCCTGCACCATTGCCGCTTCCAGTTGCTTCAGGAACGCCGCATTCACCGGAATATCGTGATTATCCGCATCGGTCCAGAAGAACCCTTCCGGCAGCCCCCCTGAACCCGCAACTGCCACAGCTGGAGCAAGCCGTTCTTGTGAGGCTTTTCCGCCATCCCAGCGATGACCATCCAGTTCAAAAATAATATTTGCGTTTTCCTGTGCATCCCGCCAGTTGCTGATTTCAGCCAGCTTCTGGTTGCGTGAATTATCCACCATTTTGTCAGTCACAACATAAGGGGTGACAGGACCATACTTTCCGGATTCAAGTTCACTGTAAATTCGCCTGCCATGCTCCTCATTATCGTTCTGACATGCAGTGAACGGCAGAAACTCATCAAACTCTGCAAATTTAACCCTACAGTTAATCGCTGTATGTTCTTTATTCGCCCACTCAGGAGCCTGAATGTCCTCAATGTTCATACAATCTCCTTTTATGAAATTCGCTGAAAAAGACCTACATAATTCGAAGCAGTTCCGCTTGGCCACTGGTTTGAGATAATGCCGCAAGCTCGCCACGTCCCCGGAAGAGGGTAAGGCCCATATTGAACACCCGACCTGTAGGCATCAATAGTGAATGTACTATAACGATCCGGTGGAAAAATAATGCCGGAAGCCTTGAGACTCCCCCCTGCAACGGTTGCGCCTGGGGCAAGAGGTGCTCCAACACTCATATATGCCAGCGCAAACGTACCTACAGCATGAAGAGCACCCACTGGTGCACCTGCTGGTCCCTGCGGCCCTTGCGGTCCCGTAGCGCCTGTTGCTCCTTTTGCGCCTGCAGGTCCTTGTGGTCCAGTAGCTCCTGTTGCACCCTTAGCACCTGCAGGCCCCTGTGGTCCTTGCGGTCCAGTTAACCCGGTATCCCCTTTATCCCCCTTATCCCCTTTTGCGCCTGCCGGTCCCTGCGGACCTGCAGGGCCTGTTGGTCCTGTAGCCCCCGTTAGCCCGGTGTCTCCCTTGTCACCCTTTTCGCCTTTTGCACCTGCCGGTCCCTGCGGACCAGCAGGGCCAATTGGTCCTGTTGCCCCCGTTAACCCGGTGTCTCCCTTGTCACCCTTTTCACCTTTTGCACCTGCCGGCCCCTGCGGACCTGGCGGACCACTGAGGTCTTCACTTTCCTGTATCTCTTTAATGGTATCAGCGGCGGCTTTTGAGGCTGCACTTCTGGCCTGTTCAGCAAGGAGCTGTGCTTCATCCCTTGCCTGTCCACTTTCTTTCTCACTGGCAGCAGCATCCTGTGCGCTGTTCCGGGCATTCAGGGCATTTTCCTGAGCCTCATCGCGCAGCGTCAGGGCCTCATCTCTGGCCTGTTCTGCGCGGTTGGCACTCTCAGCGGCTGCATTTTTCTGGTTCTCAGCCGTTTCGGCTGACTGCAGGGCTGATGCTTCACTTGAAGATGCCGATTCTGCACTGGCTGATGCCGCAGTCTCTGATTTAGCGGCCTTGTCGCTGGATTCCCTGGCATGCTGTTCACTTTGTGCTGCAGCTGCTGCGCTGTTATTACCCTGTTCTGCAGCCTGTGTAGCCGTGAGGGCGCTTTCACGCGCTGAGGTTTCAGATGCAGCTGCATTGCCTGCGTGCTCGCCCGCTGTTTGTGCTGAAGAGGCGGCACTTTTGGCACTTCCAGCTGCAGACTGTGCCGAAGTACCTGCCTCCTGCTGCGCTTTCTGTGCCGTATCAGCGGAAGTTTTTGCCACTCCGGCCTGTTCCGTCGCTGTCTGTGCCGACTTTGCCGCACTGTCCGCATCCGCTGCACAAGCCAGAACGTCCTGCGCGGTCTGTCGGGCATTATCTGCAGCTGACCGGGCAGAAACATCAGCAGCATCTGCAGAGCGTGCTGCCTGGCGCTGTGACTCTGCCGCAGCCGTTGCAGACAAAGCTACTGCATCCTTACTCTGCTCCGCTGTCTGCGCGGCCTGTTCGGCGCGTTCCCGATCCTTCTCTGTCGCAACAGTTAATGCAGCAACGCGGTTTACCATTTCCTCAAAACGTTTCATCACCTCCGGGCGCAGATCTGCATCCTTTGGTGCATCGAGAAACGCATTCAGGGTATCCGGCGCATCGGTAGGGGCCACGTAAATGTCACCGGCCACTGAGGGCGGAAACCCTTCCCGCATCAGTGACACACTGTAATAACCCGGTTCAGCCTCAATGCTGTAGTGGCCGTTCGCGTCTGTAACAGTGGATGAAATCACCTCCACAACAACGGTCGGGCTGGTTTTCTTCGCGTTCAGCTGAATAGTGCAACCCTGTACCGGTTTCCCCGCCCCGTCTTTTAATACGCCAGAAATTTGTACTGACATATGTCATTACCTCTTGTTTTCAGCAATAAAAAAGCGCCCATTCAGGCGCTCGTTTCTGGATTCAGGTATCAGTAAATGCTGATACCCGTGCTGTTCTTCTTCACCACCATGACCAGCAGGTTGCTGATATCAGCCCAGGCCCCGCCGCCATACCCCCTGGATGAAACCGTGAAGCTCAGCGTCACATTTCCACCTCCGGCTGGCATATCAAGGACCCTGCTGAATGATCTCGCTGTAATCGCGGGTTCTGCGTTGTATATCTCTCTGCCGTTGTGCTTCACCACAAGCCCACAGTCTGTCCATATCTCGTTGCTTGTCTCTGATTTTGCCTTTCCTCCTGCAAAGGTGATGGGGGGAATGATTATCTGCCTGTCAAAATGGTGGTCATCCTGTATCTGAACCGTGAGGGTCCCATTCGGGTAATTAGCGCTTCCGGGGAAAGCCCGCCCCACGGCTTTAACGATATCGCCGACAATATTCTCTGCCCGCATTGTCCCGTTAATGGTGCAGTTTTCCGCTATCGTCACATTATTGAGGGTGCCGGAATTCGCGCTGATATTACCGCTGATATCCGCATTACGGGCAGTCAGCCTGCCGTCAGGCGTCAGCATAAAGGTCGGCGGGTTCCCGCCACTGGTGATGCTCGGGGCCGTCAGATATTTGAGGAACACCTCGTTCATAAATATCTGGTTGCCCTGCGCCACAAACATCGGAGTTTCATTGCCGTTCGCCGGGTTGATAAACGCGATACGGTCAGCCGCCACCAGGAACTGGCTCAGCTTACCTTCTTCCGTATCCTCCATGCTCAGGCCCAGACCAGCCACATAGTGCTTCCCGTCTTCGGTCTGTTCTATCTTCACGCCCCACATGGCATTCCACTTGCCGTTCGCGTCCTGCCACTCTTCCGAAAACTGATCCAGCCGGCTGGCGTTGTCTTCTGTCAGTTCCACCTTCTCCAGCAGTTCTTTGCCGAGGTGGCTTTCGGTGATCTCCCCTTTGAAGAAGTCCAGATAGCCCGCCGCATCGTTGCTGGCCTCGCCTTTAGCCTCCACGAACGCCGATTTCCCGACCTGGTTCACGGCCCGGATATAGAAGTAATAGTCTTTACCCGGTTTGATACTCGCGTTTGCCGCAATCCAGTACAGCGCCGTACCGAGATAACGCGCATCGGTTTCCACCTGGCGGATATCGGCAATCTGCGTATCCGTAAACCAGAATTCATACTGCACCGTGGGGTCATATACCGCCTGACGCGGGGTGGCAGTTATCTGGAAATAGCCGGGAGTCAGCTCAACATAAGACGGTACAGCCGGCGCGGCGATACTGAAATCTGTGCTGGCAGGCTCACCCTGCTGGCCCTGGGGGTTCACCGCCCGCACCGTCAGGGTGTAGCGCCCCGGCGTCAGGTTGCGTAAGGTGTGCTCCGTTTCGGTCAGGGTCAGGCTGCTGGCCAGGCGGTCGCTGTTATCTTCCGCTTTCACCGTCAGGCGCAGGAAGAAGTTAACGCCTTTCACCACGCGCGGCGTGTCCCAGCGCGCCCGCGCCTGATACTGCCCGTCCTCTGCCAGAATCTCCGTGGTGAGATGCTGCACAGCGAGTGGTGTGTTCGTGATACCTGTGCCGGGCAACGGGTCAAACTTCGCCCCGTTGTCCACGATGTTCTCTTTCTCCGGAACATGCTGCACGGCGGTGATGGCATACGTGCCGTCATCATTCTCCCGTATGGCCACGCAGCGAAACAGGCGCTGGCGCAGGTCCGGCAGTTTCAGCCCCCACACGCTGTACGCCGCCACGCCATCGGGTAACTGGCTGACGGTCACGCGGTCCGGGGCCGGATGTGCGGTGACCGCGACGGTAACAGGCTGGCCATCGCTGCCCACCAGGTTCAGCACCACATTGCCGCCTGGCGGAATTTCCACCTCGCGGTCCAAGGTGAGCGTACGGGACAGACTGTCGACCGACAGAACGCGTCCGCCCACGGTCACACCGGCATAATCACTGTCGCAGACCTCAATGATATCGCCGGGAACATGTCGCAGTCCTTCGGCCCCCACGGAAAAATCCACCGTCTGCGTTTCCAGCAATTCGGTGGTGATGGCCCACAGTCCGGCACGGTGTGCCTGCCCACGGCTGGTACAGGCGAACGCATCCATCTTCAGGACGTTGCGACCGTAGCGCCGTATGGCAGCGTCATTTTCCACCAGTTCGGTTGACGTTTCCCAGCCGTTGTTCGGGTCGGTGTAGCGCACCTCGGCGGCATTGTGGCGCTCTTTCTGTGCGCTGAAGCTGTAGACGAACGGCGCACCGTCAGCGGGCATCACCACATTACTCTGTGTGTAGGTCCAGACTTTATCGGCGGGCCGGTCCTGCACAAAGGTCAGGGTATTGCCGTTCCAGACCGGCATGCAGCGCATCAGGGAACAGAAATCCCCCAGCACGTCCCACGCTTTACGCTGGTCCGTCAGATACGCATTGCAGGTAATACGCGGCTCTGTCCCGCCAAAACCGTCAGGAACAAGCTGATCGCAGTAATGTGCAATGGCATACAGCGCCCACTTGTCCACATCGGCAACACCGATGCGGCTTCCCATGCCATAGCGCGGGTGGGTCAGCATATCCAGCACACACCAGGCCGGATTATCTGTCCAGGCGGGTTTAAACGTCCCGTCCCACAGCCCGGAATACGTCCGTTTTACCGGATCATAATTCGACGGCACCTGTACGATACGCCCGCGCAGGAGATAGTTTCGCGTGACCTGTTGGCTGCCAAACTGCTCCGCGTCCACTTTTACCCCGATAACGGCGGTATTCGGATAGCGTTGTTTTACATCAATGATTTCGGTATAGCCCGACCACACCGTTTTGTTCTGCAGCAGGTCTGTCGTACTGTCATCAGTGATACGTTGCATGCGGACTTCAAACGGCCGGGGCGGCAAATCATCGATCACCACAGATGCCAGAAACTGCGTGGTTGTTTTACCTGTAATGATGATATCCCGTTCCGTTCGCCACAGCCCGTCCCGGCGAAACTGGATCAGCATCTGTACGCTGGTCGGGTTGCGGTCGCCTTTGGTACTGGTACTGACCAGAGACTGCACACCAAAGGTAAAACGCAGACGGTCCACCGTTTTAGCGGTAATGGTGCGGGTCACCGGCTCTGACTTCTTCACCTCCACACCCAGCAGGGTTTCAGCACCGGAGTCTTCGAACCCCTCCATCGCGGTCTGCTCATCCTCCCCCACGCGGTAAACCACGGTGACACCGTGAACCATCGCATTACCGTCGCTGTCGAGGACCGGCGTTTTGTTAATTCTTACACTTTTCAGCCCGTCCACCGGACCTTCAATCGGCCCCTCGCAGATGGCATCAACAACGGTCAGCATCTGGCTGGATTTCAGGTCGTCAGGAGCCTCATGCGGCGTTTTACTGCTGCCACCACCCTTACCCATAATCTGTTCCCTCTGAAACGACAAAACCGCCCGAAGGCGGTTCTGTTTTAATATAAATATGCTGCAGTAAATCAGCGACCGATGATCACCACCTGCCCGCCGCCGCCCTCATCCCGTGTGCTTATTTCCTGGGAGATCGTGCGGGAGCCGACCAGCATTTCACCGTACAACACCGGCAGGGCATTCCCCTGCGCCACCATGTTGTCCAGTGACGAAAAATAAGTGTTCTGTTTGCCGTTATCGGTCTGCCGGGACGAGGGGATTTTTGCCTGCGGCGTCAGCATCTGCGCCACACCACCCAGCATCATGGCTGCCCCCATAGAAAACAGAACTGAGGATACCGAAATACCACCGGCAGATAACGCAGCCCCCCAGGCTGCCATTGAAGCGCCTGCCGTAAAAAAGGACGCGCCTATTGCCACAGCACCCAGCACGACCTGAAACAGGCCACCGGATTTTGCCCCTGCCATACGCGGGACAATATGAATAATGGCCCCGTCCGGCAGCGGTTCATGCAGACGGGCTGACACGCTGGTTTCATCCACATCCTGACCGGCGATGCGTATCTGATACCAGCCATCATTCATTTTCTGCCGGAAGCCCGGAACCTGTATGGCCAGCGCGTAAATGGCCTCGGCCCCCGTTTTTATACTGAGGCTGAAGCGGCGGCCAAATCGTTGTAAATCCCCGTGAAGGCAGAGTCGTGCCATGCCCGGTGTCGCCATATCGAGTGTGTGCGGCGTTGCCATTTTTCAGAATACCTCTCGCGTTTACTGAGCTGGTCAGGAATATGGTGCAGCAGTTCGCCGTCGCCGCAGTAAATCGCGGCATGGTTGGCAACTGATGAACCAAAACAACAAATCAGAATGTCTCCGGGCTGTGCCTCTTCAGCATTCACCCGATAAAAACCTGTCGCCTCCAGATTATCCAGATACAGATTCTCGCCCTGCTTCCACCAGTCCTCCCCCCGCGCAAAATCCGGCATCTCAATACCCGCCAGATGGTACGCATCTCGGAACAGGGTGTAACAGTCCGTCACCCCGTGCTCAAATGCCCGCCCGGTGAGGAATGGCATGCAGCGAAATTTGTATATCCGGTCATCGCAGACCAGCCACCACGGCAGGCCACTTTGCACCTGCAGGCGGCGATCAACATCGCTGAGAAACGGCTGGCCATCGGGATGGCTGTGTACCAGGGCCACCACATCGCCTGCCGCCTGCGCCTGAAGGTAATCTGCCGGATCCATGCGGAAATACAGAGTCGGTTCAGCGGAAAGATTCTGGCAGGGAAAATACCGCTCCCCTGCGGGCGTGTTCACCACCCAGCCACACGATTCAGCCGGCGCGCATGCGGCAGCATGCGCCAGGAGTGTTTTTTTCATGGGTGTATCCATCAGGAAAGACGGTTAATGGAGAGGAAACAGCCGATGCGCGGCAGGTTATTACGCAGCTCGCAGCCGGTACGGCATTTGCTGCAGGCATCTTTTGCAGGGTCTGTTGTGGGTTTATCAAACTCGTCCGCCACAGGTGGCCCGACATAGCCACACTCCTGCGAACGGTAGGTCCAGTTGCAGACATCAGCCAGCATGATCCGCGACGGATACACGCTACCGTCCGTTTCGGTCGGTGTGGCCAGCACGAAGGTCGCCGTGGTGGCTTTCAGCTCCGACAGTTGTTCAATCACCCAGCGGCTGACCACTTCCTGTTCCGGATCAGCCTCCGGATTGCCGCCTGTAAAGTTCACCGCATCGAGAAAACGGGCGTATACCACGCGCCTTACCACCGTTGCCCCGACGAGGCTCTGCACATCCTCCGCGAGTCCCGTGACCATGCCAAACAGGTTCGACACCGCCAGCGTCGGTCGGGAAGACGTCCCTTTCCCTACCAGATCAAATCCGGTTCCCTGTATCGGGTAAACGTCATACTTCCTGCCCTGCCAGGTGACCGGCTCTCCCTTCTCGTTTAGTTCATTTGAAAAGTAGTAACGCTGGCCACCAAAGGCCGTCAGGTCGATTACCCACAAGTCAATGCGGGCAGACTGCTCGGTTTTCGTGGTTTCGTTGAGGGTGTTCTGAGGAATATCCTGCATAAGGATCCTTAAGCAATAACCTGCTCAAATTTACAGCTGAAATCAGAATACGTGACGTTGTCCGTAACAGACCATTCCCGGCAGACAACTTTAATCGTGCGGTTGTATTTTGGCGGTCGCCACAGAAAGGCTTTATATCCCCCGTGCTCGACCAGAAACGCTTCAAGTGCGGTGCGGGAATTGTCCGAGGTTGTCCGGAAAACAGGCTGGAAGTTAATTAACTGATGGTTGAGTCCGGTCGGGCGACGTTGCTCATAGCCATCCCCAAATTTTATGGTTGTCACTGAAGGGGAAACAGAAGACGGCATCCCCTCCCTGGGTGCCCAATGAAAGGTTTTCACTTATCCTCCCGCCAGCATGCCGCCATCGCGGCCCTGAGTTCTCAGGATGCTCATGACGCGCGTATCGATCATTTGGACCAGCATCTGCGATGCCTGCGGCCCTATCTCCCCGTTTTGTCCGTCATTCTGGATGGCAATGTGATACACAGGTGAATAAGCAATCCCCCCATTCATACCACCACCAGAGGAACCCGGGTCACCCAGCGCCCTGACGCCCAGCGTACCGTCAGGCGTTTTAGCAAGGGGCATAATGGCTTCCGGACCAGCTTCACCAAACACACCTGCCCCCTTTGCAAAAGCAAACAGGGTCGGGCTGTCATAGATGCCGTTACTGTAGGCACTTAATGAAGGTGAGTCATAAACACCGCCCTTCGCATTAAAACTAAAACTGCTGCCAAAACTGCTGATGGCCGTGCCGGTACTCGCGGTGGCTGCACCACCCAAAAGACTGCCGCCGATACCCATAATGGATTTCAGAATGGTGTTAGTAATCAGCGCCTGCGCTGCCATATCGACAAGGTTTTTAATCACCGACTGTGTCAGGGAGGAAAATAACCCAATCATCCCGTCCCGGAGTGTCTGTGTACCGTTCAGCATCCCGGTCAGCATGTTGGAGGTTCGCTCCTGGGTGGTTTCCATCAGGCCAATGGCGAGGCTGTTCAGGTTTCCCTGGGACTTATAAAGCTCCACCGCCGTCTGGTACTGCGCATCAGCGGAATCCTTGTCAGCCTTTTGCTTCAGCAGTTCGTACTGTTCTTTATTGATAACATCGTTCTGATAAAAAGCCTGCAGCAAAGACTGACGCTCGGCCAGTTGATTGCGCAGTTCTGCCAGCGGATTAACCGTGCCGGCGATATCAATTAGAGGGGCAGACATTGCCGCTGCCTGTGCCTGTAACAGTTCGCGGGCTGTACTTTGTGCCAGCGTGATTCTGGCCGTCTGGTATTCCTTTTCATCCAGAAGACGGGCATCCAGGAGCGACTTCAGCTCCTGGCTCGCTTCGCGCTCTTTCGTCAGAGAGGCTCTGGCCGGCGTATACTGTTCTGCCAGTTCGAGGCGCTGTTTCTGATAATTTTCAGCATTCAGTAGCAACGTCTTCTGAATATCAGCCTCGCTGGCCCCGTCAGCGCGGGCGGCTTCAAGGAGTTTTCTGGCGCTTTCCTGCTCCTGCAGGTTGATTCGTACGAGACTTGAGGCATGCGCCGCTTCGATTTCACGCCGCAGTTGCTCATACTGGTTAACCTTCGCCTTTTGCCCCTTCCCTGTATCCCCGCCTTCCCCGGTCCAGGGGGTATCGGGTTTATCGCTCCCTGTTTCATTCCCTGGTTTATCCGGCTTCGGCGAGGGATCGGTTTTCCCTGATTTAGCCTGCTCTATGGCCTCTTTGACAATTTTTTGCCGTTCCTTGAGGAGTTTTAACCCTTGTTCAACGGCATCCAGATCCCCTTTGTAGCGGGTTTTATCGTTCTTTACGCCTTTAAGCTGTCCGAACGGGTCGAAGCCGCTCAATCCATCGATACGGCTGTCCGCATCCTGAATTTCCTTAATCAGTTTATTTCGCTGAATAACCTGATTCTCAAACTGTTCATCAATATCCAGCTGTTTCACGTTGAGCTGGTTAAGCGACAGTTTTTTTAGTTCTTCATTCGTTTCAACGACAGCATTTTTCAGGTCAATCGCTGACTGACGGGCATTCTTCGCCTGATTATGGAAATAGAGCAACGCCGAACCTGCCAGCATCGCTGCGCCCACAGGACCGCCCACCAGTGCCAGCGCCCCTCTGGCCATACCTACTGCTGCAGAGGCTGCGCGGGCTGAAACGGAAAGCTGTTTATTGGCAGCATTCAGCTGGCTCTTTGCCTGGGTGGAGAGCAGTGTCTGCTCGGTTTCCTGCCGGATTAAGCGGTTAAACTCACTCTGATAACTGACGTTAAGGCCAAATTGTCTGGCACTTTTCTCCATTTCCCGATAACGCCCGAATTCTGCGTTATTCTGTGCCAGCGTGGCGGCGGTACTTTCCAGCGTTTTTCGCGCCATATCAGCCTGCGCCATCGCGCTGGCCCTGACTGCCTGCTGCTGCTCCACCCAGGCACCGATGTTGCCCCTGATACCTGCCGTCAGTTTTGTCGCCAGAACAGGAATCAGCGTATACAGCGCAACGTTGGCGACCGTATTAAAATTATCCGTCAGGCCATTAATGGCATCGGTAACGGTCTGAACACCACTGCGCAGCGGGCCGTTTCCGCTCTGTCCCACCTTAATAATCAGACCTTCAAAAGCCGAAGTCAGGCTGAGAAGATCGCCGTTGAGGTTATTTACCCTGATTTCGGCCTGCTCATGTGCGGTCTGTGTACCGGTCAGGGCGGTGGTCAGCGACTCCACCTTCTCGCGGTTCTGCACCAGGATGGATGCCGCGCTGAGGTTTTCCACCCCGAACAGCTTCACGGCCTGCTTTGTTGACTGGTTTTTCCCGGCCAGGTTCTCCAGTGCCTGACTCAGCCCGACAACAGAAGGCTTCAGGGTTTTATCGGTTCCCTTCTCCAGATTCAGGATCACGTTACGCAGCGCGGTTCCGGCCTCGCCGCCTTTAACCTCACGCTCCGCCAGTACCTGTATGGCGGCATTGAGGGTTTCAAAACCTACGCCAGCCTGTGCCGCTGCCACCCCGCCATTTTTAATAGCAGCAGCAGTATCGGCTATCTCCGACGAACCAAATTTCGCGCCGGCAGCCAGCACATTGATATACCGGTCGGCTTCACTGGCTCCCGCCCCAAACTGGTTTAACGACAGCGCCAGCGTTCGGGTGGCATCCGGAAGCGTGGTCCCTGCCGCCTGGGCCAGCGTTAACGCGCTTTTGGTCGCCGCCGTCAGCCCCGCAGAGGTACTCAGCAGTTCAGGCTTTGCCGAAGCCATCAGCTTAATGGCCTCGGCAGCCTGCGATGCGCTGTATTCCGTTGTGCGGCCCATTTCCTGCGCTGCCTGATCGTACAGTTTCATCTGCGCACTGGTGGCACCGGTGATGGCCTGCAAATCCGACAGGGACTGGCTGTACTGCCGCGTAGTGTTAATAATGGTGCCCAGCGATAAACCCGCCCCGGCAAAACCTGCCAGCCTGCCAGCCAGCCCTGATACCGAAGCAGAAACACGCTTATAGGCATCCTCCGTCTTTTTCGCATCAGCCTGGGCATTGCGGTTAAACTGGCGTGACTGACTCTCAGCGCTGCCGTAGGCGCTCATCAGCTGCGATTTAAAGTTCGCTGCATTCAGATGCAGCCCAACGGCAAGAGAGGCAACGTCACCCATTACATTAATACCTTCATGACTGCCGCACACTGCGCATCCAGACTCGGATTCACGGCGGCGGTGGGGGATTTAACAGGGGGCGGATTACTGTCAGGCTCTTCCCGGCAAGGCTTTTTGAAAATGCCCTGTTTGAGGAAGAAAGCTCGCCAGTGGAAAAGCGTGTCAGCCGGAAGCGCCGCAATTTTGGACGGGTCAGGCTCGCCCCAGCGGTCGGCCAGCCAGAAAATCAGCTCCAGCCAGGGCGAGTCACTCAGTTTTTTTCGGCGGTTTCCAGCTTACCGATGGCGTGCTTTTTCACTTTGTCGATGGCATCCAGAAGCACAACGTTATCGTGTGCCGCCAGCAGCTCCTTCGCCGTGGGTTTGTCTTTGGCTTTAATCGGCGAGCCGTCAGGCTGAACCAGGCTGTCGATAACAATCTGTACGCTCAGCTCAGACGCCAGGCGGGCATTGCCAGAGGTCTGCGCCTCGATGAGTGCATCTTCATGATCAATAAGCTCAGCCGCCGTCAGCCGACGCAGGTAAACCCTTGTGCCTAAAATTTCAGTTTCAGTAGGCGTGGATTTCGTTTTGAGCAGTGCATTTTTCAGTGAGGAGAGGCTAAATTCAGACATGGTGTATCCTGTTTTTCAGATGAAAAAAAACCGCCCGGAGGCGGTGTATATCGGGAAACAGATTACGCTCCGGCATCTGGTGCCGGCGCGGCGATCCCCCATTTAATGTTGTTTTGCTTACCCTGCACCGTAATCTGGATAACTTCACTGGCAGGCGCTGTGATTTCGTTCATCTGCCAGCCTGAAAGCGCAAGGATCATTGAAGCCGTTCTTTTGTTCGGCAGCTCAATATAAAACTGAACGGTCTTACGCTGCTCTGCAGCATTGAGGAACGCGGTGAAATCTTCGTTTTCCGGGTCGTCAATGAATCCCAGCGATTTCTCCGGCCCTTCCGGCAGGTCTGACACCGACTGCTTACTCTTGTCCAGCAGGGTGGTACAGTCGACAAATCCTCCCGTCTGACCTGTCGCGCCCAGTGCCTTACAGTTAATCAGGGGTTTGAGCGCCGCCACAGCGGCCCCCACCTCGCCGAACTTCACCACCGTCCCGGCAGGAAGCATTGCGTACTCAGGGGATGATTTTGGCGTGTTATTTTCATCAGCCATAATGATTCTCTCTTAAATAGTGGGCAGCGGTTGCTACCTGTTCTGAATACCATTGCGGATTTCTACGGTCAGAATGCGCAGAACCTGCCGGACGTTGTAATCCAGTGCCGGACGGATGAATGGATCGGCAACCTGTTTCACCGTACCGAACTCCTGGGCCAGCGCTTTCATGTAATGCTTCTTGCTGGGGCCAACCCGAAGGGTGACCACCGTATTTCCGCGACCTTTCCGCGTGGATGAGCGAATTTTGATGGAATCACGCATATGCTCTGCAGAGGATGCATCGTCGAAGCCGGCATGTTGTTTCATGTCGTCTTCAACCACTTTCAGCGCCTCACGCCCCGCGTCACTTAACACCTTCGTGCCGACCTTTTCACCGAGTGCGATAAGCTGCCGCTCCAGCTCGTCCAGCCCTTTTACGTCCATAGTGATCATGGTGAGGCATCCCGGTAGTGAAAGGTGAAATCCCGGACGAGCCGGTACTGAATATTGCCGCTGGTCAGTACCGATTTACTCTGCTGTATTCCACCCCGGACCACATTCTGCACGGGAAAGCCCTCCAGCTGGCCATGCACGATAGTGGTCCATTCCGCGCTGATTTTCTTATCCAGCTGTAACAGGCGGGTGTAGTCATTAAGCAGATAAATCGCTATCTGGAAGCGGCCCGCAATCAGGCCTGTGCGCAACAGTCCAGCGTACAGCTCCGGATCGGATATACACTGGTAAGTAATTCCCTCCTGCAGCTCATCAGGCAGGAGCAGAGGGTAAACATCCAGCCCGGTCAGGCGTTCAAGTGCTGCCTTTAATGCCAGCTCGATCATGACGTGCGTCTGCCTCCCCTGTGATGATGATGCGGTCCGCAAGACGTTCGACGTTACGAACGGTATAAACCCGGTCAGACGTCGTTATTTTCCAGTCGATATCAATATTCAGGTTCGGATGAGTGGTAAAAAGACACGTTTCAACAACCTGTTGTTGATCCAGTGTGCGGATCTTTCTGCCCGACACCAGCTCGCGCTTCGCCCAGGCTTTCCCGGTCGTGACCAGTTGCTCCGGCAGGTGTTCACCCAGCGGTCCCCGACCGGATTGCATATACCCAATCGAAAGACGGCAGGTCATCTCTTCCGGCTTCAGGCTCATACGGTGTTCTCCTGCAACGGGAAAAGAAGATGCCGGACCGCAGCCGTCTCCAGCCACTGACCGGTGAAACCATTCAGATACGCATCCCCGACCAGATACTGCATGGCCAGCTGGATATCTTCATCCGCCACAAAACCGCGTACACCTTCCGGCAGCGCCTGCAGTTCGTCGTCGCTTCCCACCAGTTTGCAGTAGTAGTCACGCTCAATACTCTTCTGCGCAGCCACCACCATTTTAGTGAGCATGCCGTCATGCTCCGTGAAATCCGGCTCCAGACGGAGCTGGGTTTTCACGTCATCCAATGTCAGTATCATGGTCATCGGCTCCCTTGCGGGGACTCAGCGCCTTTTCCGCATCTTCTGGCCATACCGCAATATGGCGTTCAACCAGTTTCTCTGCGTACTCAGCATCAAAACAGGCCGTATCGCCGCGCGAATAACGATGATGACGGAAGCCGATATCGTGTTCAGTCACCACGCGGATCAACGACTGGTTACGGGAGAACGCGGAAACCAGATTGCCGTCCCCGTCCTGGTAGGAGGCTTCCTGCGAGAAGGACACCTTCATGTTGCCGTCTTCACCGATTACCACGTCATTAAAGTCAGCGAAGTAAATTTCTGACTCCTTGCCGCCGTCACCGAGGTTTGCCGGGATAGCGCTGGTACGCTGAATCGGATATCCCTTCAGGATCCCCTGGGCCATTTCCGGGTAGACCTTGTTACCGTTACCGTCGCGCAGCCCGAACAGTTTCATGTAAGTACGGTTCGACATGCCCCAGCCGCAGCTGATCATGTTGCTGTTCCCGTCCATAGCCATCAGGATGATGCTGTCAAGATACGCATCAATCGTATTCAGATTGATATTAACAGCAGCTTCCCACGGCAGTAGGCGGTTCCATTCGGTTGCCCGCGCTTTCATACCGACAGGCGTATCACCGGTACCGTCATCGCGCATAAAGGCTTTATCTTCACGGGTCGAAATCGCAGTCAGAATATCCTGCAGGACCAACTGCTCCACGTTGTAGCCGGCACGACCAATCAGCTGGTTGGAGATTGGCACCATCGCAATCATGGTTTTCGCGGTGAGTTTCACATCATCAAAGCGGGCTTCTGATACTTTCGCATCCTTGCCTTCCCCGGTGTAGCTCGCCGTCGCACCACCGGCCAGACGCGGAAGCGCCATATTGCCGTTAGGCAGCGGGATGGATCGCGCGCCCAGCTTACGAACGATGGTGCGATCGCGCAGCAGTTCGATCACCTCGCTGTGCAGGTTTTGCGGAATAAGAACGCCACCTGACGCGGCGGCAGTATTGATGGCCATTGAGACTGACTGGTCATTCAGTTCTTCAGCTGCAAATTTCGCAGCGTCCTGGACGTTACCCTGTGCTGCCGCAATCGACATTACCAGACGGGTCATGCCTGCGCCGGTATATTGCTTTGGCTCTGCCTTAACGCTGATACCTGGAGCCTGCTGTGTACCTTTAACCGGTTTGGCAACAAGCGCTGCAGCACGTTCAGCCGCTTCCAGACGATCCATTTTGGCGCTGATATCCGTGAACTGCTGCTGCAGGCTGGCAAATTCGGTTAACTGCTCCGCTGTCAGCGTTCCACCGGTAGTTTCAATCGTGGCCAGGGCCTGTACCTGCTCATTAATACCCGCACGCTGACGACGTAATTCTTCAATCTGTGGCATAGTTTTCTCTCTTTTTGGCATAAAAAAGCAGCCAACAGGCTGCTTTCTGGTAATGACGCGTTAGCGCCGGGTTACATTCTTGTTTGCAGGTCCATCGCAGCTGCCTGCAACTTTATGGAAGTGGTTCTTTGAGGTTGTTCGTACTTTGCCGCAATGGCATTAATTGCGGACTGAGGATCCGAAACTTCATCGGCAAGACCAGCAGAAATGGCATCAGCGCCGAAATAGATTCCGGCCTGCGTGTTAATCACCGTCTGAGGGGCAAGATTCCGGTATTCCGCTACAGAGGTAATAAATGTCTCGTACATATCGTCAATCATCCTCTGGAACATTCCCCGAGCGTCTTCACTCAGTGGCTCATGTTGTGTACCGTTATTTTTGTTATCTCCCCGAAAAATCGTGGTGAATGTTAACCCCATTTGCTCTTCCATCCTGGAAGTATCCAGGTGTTCCATGATCACTCCAATCGAGCCGACTCCACTGGTCTGGCTGACTACAATTTTGCTGCAGGCCGAAGCGATAAAGTAAGCCGCAGAATAGGCGCTGTAGTTCACAATTGCAGTAATAGGCTTAGTTTGACGTGACTGGAAAATATAATCGGCCAGTTCCTTGCATCCAACCGCCGCACCACCACCAGAATTTATATCCAGCACAATTTCACTGATGGAAGGGTCATTTAATGCAGCATGCACCTGGCTACGTATGCGCTCATAGCTGGTAAGTTCAGAACACATTGCAGTAATTTTCCCACGACGCGGAACCAGAATGCCGTGAACAGGAATAACTGCCATTCCACCAGCTGGTTGAACCAAATCTGGCGCCTGATTGTTATCAGGCTCCTGCGTCATGTGAATTCCAGCCTCTTCTGATAATCCCTGAATACGGGGAACCAGCACAGCTTTTACAGAATCCATTGTCTGTCGTGTCACGTAATGTGGAACACCAAAGACCATAGCCGCCAGGTGCGGCAGATTAATTAAATTTTTTGTCATGATGTTTACCAGGTCAGCCCGCGCTGCGGGTGATATTCAGTTTCTGGACAGAATAGAGTTGATTTCTGCCAGTTGTTTTGCTGTTGGCGTGTTATCGCCAGGTAAGATTTGTTTACTGTCGACCATATTCAGAGGCGTCAGGTATTTGTCCCCTCCGGCGATGGGTGGAAGGTTCTCCATGCGGCGAATGTCGTTAACCGATAACCAGCCCCACTGGCGGCCTAGTGCATAAGATTCATAGCGTGACTTCTGATCCCCGCGCAGCAGGCCAGAAACATTGAATTCAATGTACAGATCACCGCGCTCGCTGGGTAAAAGCAGATCGCGCATTAATGCGCCTTCATGACGCTTCAGCCAGGCCAACAGCGTGTACATCACAAACTGCAGCCCCTGGTGCTCAATGTTGTTATTCGTGGCTTTCGCCAGCATCTGCACCATATGAGGCGGGATTTTATAGAGTCGGCACACTTCCTCCACGCCCCACTGACGGGACTGCAACAGCTGCGCTTTCTCATTGTCCTGAGATAACTGCTTGTAGCTCATCCCTTCCTGAAGCAATGCAACAGAGAAGGCGTTTCTGACGCCGGAATATCTGTCCGTCCACTTTGCCAGCAGGCGGTCGATAGCATCCTGGCTTTTGATCGTCGGGGCGTCTTTTGGACGCTCAATAACGCCGCTCATCGTTGTACCACGGCGAAAGACCTGAGAAGCATGCTCTTCCACGGCGAGGTTTAGCCCAAGAACATCCGCGTTCGTCTGGATTGGGGAACTGCCGATATAGCCATCTAGTGAGAAGACCTTCACATGATGCATCATGCGCATTGGCAACGTTTCGCCAATTTCGGGTAGTTCATAATATGGCATCCCATCCGGGCCTTTCAGGACAATGACCTTTTGGGGATTAACCGGGATTAATTCGCGGGGATAACCTTTCCCGTCCCTGTCGATGATCGAGTAGCAATTCCCCTCCAGACCAAGCAGGCCCTGCTGTTGTTCAAAGTATTCAAATGAAGTGTCTTTTTTGTTGGGCTGGGAATGAATCAGATCATAAACAGGGTGGTCAGTCGCCCGTTCACGGCCTCCGTTAGCGCCTCGCCTGTAAAGTTCACACGGCAGCTGCGCCACCGATTCTGCCAGAAGCGTTACACATGCCCGGACCGCCGATAACGCCATTGCGGTTTCAGAAGTGATAATGATCCCCGCCTTGCTCTGGCTGGAACTCACACCACCCAGCATCGCCTGCCAGAAACTACCACCAGACTGAGATTTACCCCGAAACATCTGGGGAATGAACATTATTCACCCCCTGATTTAATTACGCTGGCAGACATTGATTTCGCGATTAAAAATGACCACAGCAGGCAGATTGAACCGCCGGTAATAAGCCCGGCTGCAGGTGAAATAAGCCAGGCACCGGCAGACAGTAACGCGGCTCCGGCGAGGCCGATAAAAAAACTTAAAAACGTCATTAGCATGCTACATCTTCCTCGTCGTAAACGGATGAATTACTCGCCCGGCTATTCAACATTGCCCGTCCGATTGCCATAATCAGCGAAACCGCGCCATCGATTTTGTTTTCGTTCTGCTCTTTGATGGGTTTAACCACATCGTCATTACCGGGCAAATACTTCCCGACGACGTTGCTGATACACCAGCTCATAATCGGGTTCCCGTCGTGATGAAAGCGGCCTGACTCAATGGCGGCTTCCAGCTCCTTCGTCGGATCAGACATATTGGTGTAGTTCTGAACGATAGTGATCGGATTAAGGCTTTCATCCGCAAGATCATGTGAAAGCCCCGTCGCGCCGAACGGGTCAATCGGTGACTCACTGACTGGGTTGAGCTTGTTTGCCGCCTTGGCCTCTTCAAGGATGTAGCGGTAATCAACTTCAGCGCCATCAGTAACTGTAAGCAGTCCCATTTCAACCCATTTCTGAAATCGCTCCGCAGTACGACGATCTTCGTTCTTTTCAACGCTGAATACTGCGTCGTAGGGAACCCAGAAGCGGGGAGCAACGCTGTAGTAATGTGTCTTGCCGTCAATTTCCCTGGTGAACAACCGCGCCATACTGTTCATATCCAGCTTGCGCGCCAAGTCGAAAGACAGAACACATGGCTGTCCTTCGAATTGCTCCAGCGTAAGTGTCTTATCCTCACAGTTCTGCCAGGAAACCAGGTTGTAGAAAGCGGCACGGGCTGCAACCCAGATGTTGAGGTGTTTAGTTTTAAATACACCAGCCTGACGGGCGTTATTAATAGCTCTCTGTTGCTGGCTGAGGAGAAAGTCACGATAGACCGACACGCCCATATTCGGGTTAGCTTTTTCCAGCACTTTAGGATCGGTCCAGTCATCCCCCTCGTCGACGGTGTATATCACGCCGAACAATTCCTCATTCGGTACTGTGCCGTTCAGCATCTCAATCACTTCACGCCGTTTGTCGTAGCATGGACCCTCAATGTTGTAACCCGCCGTCGTGATCGCCCACATTAGTGGTTGTCGCCGCGCCCCCATACCCGTCAGCATAGTGGTGTAGAGCGAATCTGTGGGATGTTCGTGATACTCGTCAACAATCGCACAGTGCGGTGAAGCGCCGTCCCCAGGGTTACCAATCAGCGGCTCAAAACGCGCGCCATCTTCTGGCCGGTTCAGGTTGGACGCATTAACTTCAATCCCGAACGCTTCCACCAGCAGCGGGGTGCGCTTACACATCAGACGAGCTGGTCTGAATACTTCCCACGCCTGTTTTTCAGTTGTGGCCCCGGAATATACTTCAGCGCCAAACTCGTTATCACAGGTAAAACAGTACAGCGCTACACCTGCCGAAATAGCTGATTTCCCATTTTTACGCGGTATCTCCGTGTAAACCTCGCGAAATCGTCGAAGCTTCGACCCTTTCTGGACCCAGCCAAAGGCGCAGCACACAATAAACAGTTGCCATGCCTCCAGAGTGATCGGCATCCGCTTGAATGCCCACTCTCCTTTTGTATGTGGCAACAACTGGATAAATTTCGCGGCCTTTTCTGCCATGTCTTTATCGAAGCGGTAACGAAATTTCTTACTCTTTTCAGCCGCCATGTCATCGATATGACGCTGGCAGGCCTGAATGACAAACTGGCACGCCGGAATTTTCCCCCGCACAACGTTGCGGGCGTATTGATTCGCGGCGTTTACGTTGGGGTACGATTTCCGGCTCATGAGTTGATCATCTTCAGGAATGGGTTAGAGGTTTTCTTCTGTCCGGCAAGGCCGATTAGGCGTTGTCGACTGCTGGGATCAAGGCCAAGCATGGAGCCGGTAGAGCTCATCTCCGATTCCTGCTCTTTCTTTGCGGTTAGCTCAGGGTTTTTTATCTTCCCCCCCATAGCACCAGTGACAGTCAGCCCTTCTCTGGCGATATTTTTAACCGCCCTGCGCCAGAACTCATATGCAACACACCAGCGCTCAAGTACGGCAAGATCGGTAACACACAGTAATCCCTGTCCACATAATTCTTTCGTGGTCAGTTCCCACATGACGGCCGCCATTGGCAAACCATCATCCTCAGAAAACCAGTCAGGTGGTTCCACACCTTTAATCGGTGTGAATACAGGTTCCTCTTTATTCAGGGCTCGTTTGCCGGGGTTCCCTGCCAGCTCCTTGCGCGCCGTTGGCTTGGGGCGACGCCCGGAACGCCCCGCCGTTCCAGCCATAAGCGACACTCCTGGTTAAATTTCATTTTTCGCGGGTATAAAAATACGAGGAAGCGGGCAGTCCTAAAGCGCGAAAGGGGTCAGGGATTTTATCCCCCCCTCCCCCTTGAAGATGACAGCAAGAAAGCATGCAAAAGCAGATACTGGTCATCCATCAGGATGTTCAGCATAGTGTCTTCAGTTATTCTCAATAAATAAACGATGGAGTCTAAGAAATGGATAAAACTAGAAAATATGATAGAGCCTTACAACTTGAGATCCTCAACGCTCTTATAGATTGTGCTCCTAACTCTTTAAACAAGGCACAGGAGCGAGACCTCATTGAGAAGTTTGATAACTATGATCACTTTGTGGCGTGCATGCTATATCTTGAAATGCATAGTCTTGTTTCTACACCTTTCGTACGCAGCGAAACAATGGCTGGCGTTGATTTTATCTTCAACGCCCCATACTGCAACATTACAGAGAAAGGAATTGATTTTCTTCTTGATGATGGCGGCTTAAGTGCAATCCTTAAGGTTCAAACCGTTCGGTTACACAATGACACGATTGTTGCCCTTGAGGATATAATCCGTGTCGCAAATATATCTGAAGATCAGAAGAAGGGATTGATTTCAAAACTCCGAGAGCTTCCGGGAGACGCCATAAAACATTTGACCCTACAGTTACTGACTCAGGGGGTTCTGAATCTGCCGAACGCACTTCGACTAATTCAAACAACCCTCCAGTAGGGCTAAACTCGTCAGAGGGGCGAATTAACTCAAATTTGCCCCATCCCAGTGTTTTACTTAAAAACACCCAAAATTCCTTCCGGGTATCTGCATGAATGTAGAAACAGTTCTTATGCATTACAGCAGTGAATATTATCATCGAATATGTTCTCTTGCTGTCTTCGCTCTGTGGCATTCCCAGCACAACGACTCAAGATTGGAATCGTCATCAGTGCCGCCATGAGCTTTTGGGATGATGTGGTCAACGCTGGTCGCTTTCTTCGCTATCTTCTGCCGGCGATGGTTCTGACACAGGTATTGATCACGCTGTAGGACACGCTCCCGTATGATTTCCCAGAGCCGACCATATCCTCGATCCTGTCTGCTCTTACCTGCCTGATAGTTTCTCCAACCATCACCAACATGCTGTTGTCGGTGTTGGTCACAATACCCACTGGCATCGTTGGTGATTGCCGCACATCCTTTGTGCCGGCATGGACGCTTAGCTCGGGCTGGCATCGGTATTGTCCTGTCTGTTGAATAAAGTTTTTGTCGTACGCGGAAAGAAACTGGAAACGGCCACTAACGGAAAATTTTCATAAATAGCGAGAATCTGCGCGGTCGCCGCCCCGTAACAGGCCGGAACACCGGAAAGGTCCCCGTAAATGAGAATGAATATCGTTTTCTCTAGATAATGCTTAGAACAGGATCATCTACCGGTATCGGGCCAGTCCACAATTCAGTTGGCCGTGCAGATGTGTTAATCAGTCCTAGCTAATCGCACCAGTTCATTGGGGGGGACCGGATTTGGCATGTTCGGTGAGGAACTGGTCTTGCAGCGCTCCCCAGTCCGGTTTTGCCATGGTTCTATTCCTATGGTTCAAGCCATTAAAAAAGCCACCCGAAGGTGGCCTTTGTGATGGCAATGAAATTGTTACCTTAAGAAAGCAATTATTTATCTAGGGCTGCCTGTATTGCATCTGCCAATGCTTCAACTTTTTTCGTTACATGCTCTAAATCGTAGCCTGATTTCACACCAGCAATCGCAGTTGCGGATGCAACCGTTGCTTTGGAAATTTCAAGAGCTGCCTGGACAGCCAGTAAGCGTTTTCTATCTTTTTCAGCTGGTCCGTTTCCGAAATATCCCTCTAACATAGTAACTCCTTATCTATTATCAACATGGTATGTATGGCATAGATAATTTGATGTAATTTCATAGCAGTTTCAACATGATTATCACAGACTTTCAGCGTATGCCTGCTGCAATCAGTATGATGATGACAATAAAAAAATCGTCAAAAACCGATTATCTAGCTTGTTTCATTGCTTTTTTTTCTGCGGCCAAGGCAGTGATAGCTTCAACTCTTAGCTGCCTTTCATGCCTTTCTATGTACCATTCTTGAATAAGTAGCTCTAGTAGACCGATAAGCATTTCCGCTTCGTCTGGATCAACATCAACGATCACGTTAATGTCATTTTCCATATGAGCACCAATATTGCCAATATTGCGAATAGCATCAATGGCTTTCCACATACCAGATTCTATCTGGCCCTCAATGGCTTTTATCTCATCGACCAATCTTGCTGGTTTGACATTCCAAACATTCCTGATCATCCCCTGAAGACATCGACGCGAGAGTGTCGCTGATGCCTTTGGCGAGAGGTCTTTAATCAAAACGGCTTCTTTGTAATCTGCAAGTATTGGGGCAGGAACATAGTCAGGAAATTGTTTGTATTGTCCATTTGGTCTGTTTACCCAAGATTCGATTTCCTTAGTTGCGTGGTAGAAACCTCCCACAAGCTCTGCAGATGAAACCCTCGAGGCATATGTGAACTCTTTGCATTCAGGATTTGGGCAAACATTAACCCATGACTCAAACACCAGCGCTCCATACTTAGTGTCAGCACTAATAGCGAATTCGTTATCTTTCTTTTGAATTTTTTCGAAAACTGAAAGATGCCCGCAATATGGGCACTGCCAAGAAGACATAGAAACCTCCACATGTATGTGAAGGTTAATATATTTCAATTCATCGTATTAATAAACGAGCAATAGCTACTTAAGGCACTGATTAGCGATGAACTCCTGTAATGTCCTCAATGCTGCCTGGTCATTGATGATTCCTGAGCGGATACCGAGAACGTTTCGTCCAGCAACTGGAGAGAGTTCGATGGCGGCATCATTGCCCATGCTGGAGGAGCTGGTGGTTTCGGTTGAGGCTGGCACTGGACACTTGCCTTTGACGTACACCCGCCCACCATTATCAAGCTTGCGCTGCAGAGCAGTATTTTCAGCATTCGCATCTGCTAATTCCTTCGTGTATTTAGCATCCAGTGCAGCAACTTCTCGCTGCCTAGTTGTCATATCTGTAATGGTAGTGTTAGCCAAATTCAGAGCCTGAGTTTTCTCATCACGCTGCTTCTTGTATTCGGTGGCGTTATCGCGATAGTGATTAACAGCCCAGCCAAGTGATACGATGATGCAGATGACCGCACCTAAGATAATTGTGGATAGTCGACTCACAGGCCTATCCCCCAGCACGTCAGCGCGCTTTCCTGGTCTCGCCTTTCTACCTGCCCATAGCAGCCATTTTTCTGGCCTTTGGTCAGACGACAATCGCGGCCACCGTCTTTAATCCACCAGCGGATCGCTTCACAGGCTCCTTTACGGTCGCCAGCATTGATGCGCTTATAGAACGTAGACGGGAAGCATTTTCCGGGACCGATGTTATACGGACAAAAAGATGCGATCCCGGCTTTCTGTGGTTCGGTCAGTGGTACCTTGATATTTCGCCCAACCCACGCCAGCGCTTTATCGCGTTCAATGGCGTTTACCTGGGCACATTTCTCTGCTGACAGCTTCATGCCCTGAACTACCGGCTTACCATCAACCATCGTGGCGCCACGGCAAATGGTCCATATACCAGAGCCGTCCTTGTACGCTGTTGTGCTGTTACCCTCTTTCTCATCCAGAAACTGATCGAGAATCACGGGCGCGGAAGCCCCGGCAAGAATCAAACCAACGACCGCTGCGCTCAGTTTATTCTTCAGCTTTGGTGACATTACCATTAAGCCGGTCCTCCCTTTCCTTTTTCCTGTAATACCAGTTCACTGCACACGTAATAACAGTGCATGCGATACCGACAATAATTGCCCAGTCGCTCAGGCTTAACCCTGCAATTCTGTCGGCCAACATCCAGGACACCTCTTTTGCTGTTTTAGCTGTTTCGGCATATGCCTTCGCTGATACACCGCAGCCGGTCAGCGTGGTTCCTGTTCCATATGAAAGTCTGCTGTAAATGGTGCTCATTCTGGTCATAGCCTCACCTCCGATTCTTCGGATGGCGCTGTGTGTGATTAAAGGGTCAGGCTTCACGGGCTGGATTTATCAACAAAGCACGTAGCGGATGATTCCCGTGAGCCTGAAATGAAAAAGGCCGCCAGTTGGCAGCCTAAAAATGATGTTTGATAATTTTTCCATCGAGCAAGGTTAGACTAGCCAATTACAGTAGCTTGCTCTCCAATTCAATTCCTGATCTACTACTTGGTTCTAGCAACCAATGAAAAAGGATAGATCGTGAATAATGGGAAAAATGAACGATTCAGAGTGTACTTATCCAGTTTTGATGCGGATATTGCAGCACTAACAGAAGCCTGTAAAAGTATCAGCAACAGTCTTAACTCTGTTTTGGAGAGCACAAAAAGAGAGGGGTTTATAAACCCGATTCAAGTTTTCATAGATTCTTTAACACTGAATCAGCCCGAAACACATTCTAATATCTGGGTAGCCGTTAATTCATCATGGCAGATTGCAGAAGAAGCCAGGCTAAAACTTGAGAAATTTGGTTATAAGACTGGTGAAATTATTTAAATATCCTCCGGCATAGCCGGAGGTTTTTCTGATACGCCTATAAGGCTCTGTTTCCAGTTGCGTCCTAACAGGCGCATACGATCTTACATATACATCACACTTCGTTACTTATGACCCGTGAACGGGCTACCCGGATAAATGCGCCAAACACCACACCGTAATCGGTTCCGGTTAACAGTTCATAGACACTGGCCCCCGTCAGGACACCACCAGCCAGCCCAGTACCGGAAATCGGATCGGGCATTTAGCCCCCTCTAAATTGCTGTGAGTCCTCTCAGGAATGAGGGGAATAAAAAAAAGGCCGCCATGCGGCAGCCTCGAAGTAAGTACGGTTGTTTACAATGGTGGAGAGAGAGGACCTTCTAACACCTCTGCTTCACCGTTATGGCAAATGTCATCGCCTCTGGTCAGATGCCAAACACCTGTGATTATTTTCCCCGTTTCCAAGTCATCAACAGTGTCATTCGTGTAGTACGCTACCTGTACAACACCGACATGCTGAATCCAGTAATACCCTTCTTTCATAAGCTCCTCCGCGATACTCAGCAGATAGTATAGAGCAGTACAAATAATGCTGTGGTGCAGGAAGCCACAACTTAATCTTTGCTATAAAGTAATTTCGAAAGATGACGATAATGGGTAATAAATGTAAGGCCGGAGGAACCACCATGAGCATGACAGTTAGCACTTTGGGTCAGGACATACTGCAAAGCACAGTAAAACAAGCACCTTCAAGTACTGGCAACTCTGTTTCACAACAAATTCAAAACCTGAAAAAACAAATTGGTGAGTTGACAAAAGAACTCAGCGCCATGGGTTCAAAAATAAATGAAGTAACCTCCGAAGATGAGGCAAAACTGCTTAAACAGCAGATGGAGATGATTCAAAGGCAAATCGAGTCTATGTACGCAAAAATTGCTCAATTACAAAAACAAGAAGCAGAAAAAAACCAAATGGCGTCGGGTGCATTACCTACGGTAAGTGACAAATCAAGTTCGAACGTTGCAGGGAATAATACTAAAAATATTGATGTCTACGTTTAGCAGTGACCCCCTATCATTTTTCCTCTGAGTTAGAAACGAAAAAGGATTGTGAGAACTTGTTTTCGAGTTAACGATTTCAGATCGGCGATATGACAGGGGTACTGGTGCTATGCACCTCGCGAATACCCCTGTCGTATCGCCGGAAACCAAAAACCCCGCTGTGGCGGGGTTCTCGTTATGTTCAAATTGTTCGCTTTTTGTCGCTGCCATAGTGGCGCAGCTCTGCCAAGCATGAATAAATTATCTGATTTTCTGGCCCGTTTTCAACACCATTATCAAAAAAATAGCATCAATAGCTAAAAAATGATTTCAGTGAGTCTATTCAGATAACAGTTTGCGTGCTTCCAAAAAGACCTTTGCTCTGAATATTTCCAGGCACCAGCGCACGCGCTTTCTCGCCTCCCCATCAGTTAACCATGGCGCAATCGCCTGCAACTCCCGGGTTATGTCTGAGATTTTTTTTCGGGTGGTGTAATACTGAAGACCGACCACATAAACCGGATCATTAATATCCAGCGCCTGCAGTACGCATTGCTCAACAAAATCGACATCATCATTATGCAGGGCTTCATCAATCACACTAGCGGATGACTGCGGCCAGAGAATGCTATGTGCCCTGTTCATTGCCTGCTGTCCACGGAATCCCTCTTCTCTCGCCTGATTTAACGCAACAGTGAATCGCTCTAACGCCTTATCTGACCAAATCCGTCCTTTAATAACATTCCAGCATGCATGACTTCGCAGCAAACGGGGTGCAGTTTTTCCTCCCACACCCTCGCCCCATATAGTGAGCAGGGATTTAATCCATCCGGACTGGATCCCTGTAAGGAGAATACATTTACCCAGCCAGCTTTTGCGTGGAGCAGAAGCCGCTTTACCCAGCGCTTCCAGATGATTGCGGCGTTGACGTGGTGTCATCCTGTTCTTCTCCTTACGCCAGAACGCCGAGCCCATAAGCCCGGTCCAGCACTCTGATAATCATTACCGGCTGAGGCACATGCTTTCGCTCAAACTTCACCGGGTCGTTATGTAGTTCTGTATGGCACTGACGACACAAGGGGATCGCGAAAATATCATGCGCCTTCGTTGCCATCCCTCCCTGCCCCCAGCCGATTAAATGGTGTGGGTCATCTGATGGTTTGCCGCAGCATTCGCAGGGCTGTGTTTTAATCCATGCAAGATATCTGGGGTTCGCCCAACGGATCCTCTTCGGACGTTTCATATAGGTTTGCGGGGACTCGGGATCTACCAGGACACCGACTACGGGTTTAATCGCTGGAACTTGCGCTGGTGGCATGTTCACGGTTACTGCGTTGGCTCTGGCTGTAATGATGCTGGTGGCGGTTACACCCGGTTCGATATCGCATTCACGCATGACTGAATGATGCTCTTTCGAAGGAATACGTAGCGACCGACTGGCTGCTGATTCGGGAATTGCGTCGGTAACTCCCATTCGAACCGCCCACCAGCAAAGCTCAGCCAGCGACAACTCTCTGGAAGAATCCATATTTAGCGCCACCATGATGCTGTTAATAATCCAGTTAATAACATTACGTCTCGCCAGCTCTGCAAGTTGTTCGCTGTAGTGGTCACGCAGATGGTTATCACAATGTCCACACAGGAGAACCGATCCGGGTTCATGACGCAGAGTGGTTAACTCGTGATAATGGTAATTGCTGTGTGGCCACTGGCAGCAGCTACCGCCATAACGCAGAAGCCAGTAATCAAGACCACTAAAACCACCAGCAGCCTTTATAACTTTTTCATCCTGGAAGAACGGCCACAGGGATTCGTCACTGGCCAGCGGCTGGCGAACGTCAGGAACAGGGCCTGCAGGCAACCTTTCCATGCTTGCAGGCTGACTTTCCACCAACACACGTTCACAACTGAATAATGACATCAGCTCGCTGCCCGGCTTGAGCAGCACAATTCCAAGCTCACGTGCAACCACGGGTTTAAGCAGCGCCCTCATTCTGCTATCTCCCCGATAATTATTTGTCCCTTCTCTCCCCATAATTTAGTGACACGTGAATCCCAGATGTGAGCGTCATCTTCGTAAATAGCATCCATCAGGGCTTTCATCATATTGTCGAAATCAGGTTTAGTCTGGTGTGGTTTACCGTTGAACTCAGCCCGTTTCTTTTTGCCCCAGCTCGCCGGCATCGGAAGAATGAAGGTGACGTGTGAACCGCTTTCCGGCAGCTCAACACCCTGCAGACGAACTTCATCACAGAAAGCCCGGTAACGCAGAACCTCGGGACGCTTTTTCCATTTGTCAGCGCGCGTCATTCTGGGCTTGCCCATTGGGGTGATATCGTAGACTTTCACATTCACCTCCAGATCCGTTGTTGCCAGGTTCTCTCCTGACGCGGAGGCTTAGATGCTTCTGGCAAGAACGCGCTGATCGTCCAGTGAATGAAGTCATTATCCAGACTACGCTCTGTCTTAATCTGCTTTGCGCGATAGCGGGCTTCCAGTTCATCAGCCTGCTCAGTGGTGAGTTGAGTATGTTGAAACCAGCTTTTCTTCATAACGCACCTCTGGATGCGGCAAAAAGAAAATCGCTGGCGTTAGTTAACGTCAGTATGTGGGATTGCTTGAATTGATCTTGCGCCATGGGCTTTTCTCCTGTGGCGCAGCAGGTATAGGTTGTTCAGGCCTATGACGGGAGTGTAACAGATTTTTGGGTAACGCGATAACCAGCCCTTTCCAGCATCTGAGTAAACAACGTAGGTGTACCAATAATTTCATTATCCTGAAGAGGCAAAAATGACACCATGCTATCGCGTCGGTACATCAGGGCGCGCTCACACTCAGGAAATGATTGCAGCCTGGCAACGATGACTCCATCGTGACATCTGATGACTGCGTAGCCTTTTTTGGGCAATCCTAATTTTTCTTTCACTTAAACTCCCCCATGCAAACGGGATAAAAGTAACACCCAAAATAATTAATAAAACCAGTCGTCAGCACTTTCCCAGGTTTCCTGGAGGATAGTCTCTATTTTCTTTTTATCTTCCTTGTCACCACCAAGAACACTTAAGCCATCAGAGCCTGTACGACGTATGCTCAGGCTGCAGTTCTCATACTGATTACCCAGCCTTTTAAGTAACTCTTTCTCCAGCGCCGGCACTGCTCCCTTTGGAAGTTCTTTAGTACGATCAATGGTGAGTTCAACTTTCATATTAGCCTCCACTGCATATACTGTATATTTGTACAGTACACCGATACATTGAAATGATCAATGACTTAAGAGCACAAATTGTTAACCTTAGCCTATAAATGAGATGCAAAAAAAACCCGCCGAAGCGGGTTCAATCCAATGCGGACTTGTTGTTTTGACACCATTGTAAGTATTGAGATATCAACGTCCTTAAATTTGGATAACTGCTTTGATTGGGATTGATTGCGCAACTTTCATATGCTCGTCTCCCCCTGCAACTTTTTCAGGTTCTGTCTAACATACCCAATCAAAATAACAACTGTGTCAGGTATCCCATAATAATCGCCATGCCCAAAATAACGGTCAGAAATGCAGCAATCAAGGGTGTTTTGAACATTGATTTAAGCAGTATTACTTCCGTCAGACTAGCTCCTGCGCTACCAATAATCAGAGCCATTACTGCTCCCGTTCCCATGCCTTTATCCATCAAGACTGATGCCAACGGAATTACTGCCTCAGCACGTATATACAACGGTATTCCAATAATTGCACTTAGTGGAATCGCAAACGGATTATCATTCCCAGCATGAGCAGCAATCCACTCTGCAGGTATAAAACCGTAGATAAACGACCCTATAACAATACCTAACATCAGATAAGGTAATACATCTTTAAATTGAGTCCAGGCATCCTGAAATGCCAGTCGTATCGCACCAGGCTCTCTTACTACACTTTTCGGGAAGAATTGTTTATTTGTTTGGCCCGTCTCGCAGCTCAATTCACAATTTGTGCCCCGAAATGCTGAGAAACTCTTAAACGTTTCTTGTGGTTTAGAACAACTATTAGCCCCTATGTCCTGTTGATTTGATACAGAACAGCAAGCTGAAACACTCTGTAGTTTAGTTTCAGGAGTTTTTCCACTGCTAACACCACAACAGCTAGCCAGCGGTTTTGATGTTTCGACAATATGTCGGTCAAAACCAAGCACATCTAACAAAATACTTGCCAGTACGGAAACTGTTGCAGCTATAACAGCGTATAGCAGGGTAACTTTCCAACCAAAAGTAACCCACATCAGACCAATGATTATCGGGTTAAGCAGAGGTGAAACAAACAAGAATGTAAGTGTTGGACCGAAGCCTGCTTTTGCTGATAACAGTCCGCGTAACATGGGAATTGTAGAGCAGCTGCAAAACGGTGTTACAGCTCCTAACAGCGATGCAAGTATGTAACCTCTCCCCTTTCTCGCCCCTAACATTCTTTGAATCTTTTGGTCCGGAATTTTTTGCCTGATAAGGCTAACACCCGCACTAATCAGAAAAAAAAGCGCAGACAACTCGACAGCAAGAAACAAGAACATCTCTGCCGCGTTAGTAAACATAGAAATCCAGCTATTCATGAAACCCCCTATAAACCATATTTCTAGAATAATCGAATTATTGAGGTTAGATCAACATATTTCTGGTATTATCGAAATATCAATAGATGAGGAAGGTACCATGCAACTAGAAGAAGTAGCTAAAGCTATGAAAGAATTAGGACATCCAACACGTTTGTTTATTTTCAAACACCTTGTTAAAGCCGGTGAACAAGGTTTACCTGTAGGTGATCTACAAAAACAACTTGCGATTCCATCTTCAACACTGAGTCATCATATATCCGCACTTGTTTCCGTAGGTCTGGTCAAACAAAATCGCGAAAGCCGCTCCTTAATCTGCGTTTCTCAATATGACAAGTTAGAGTCGATTATTGATTTTCTACGCGAAGAATGTTGCATCAACAGTCCAAAGATTTAAATCGAGGCAATCCATTGTTTTTATTTGATAAAGGAGCCGCCTAAATAACAGGCGGCTCTCCTGTCGCTTATTTCAATTTTTTGCCTGCATCATCAACGACTTTCTCGCCATCTTCCTTGGCGAAAGCCCCTTTCTGAGCATCAGGAAGGATATCCAGAACAACTTCAGAAGGACGGCACAGTTTGGTTCCCAGCGGTGTTACAACGATGGGGCGATTAATCAGGATCGGATGCTGCAACATAAAGTTAATTAACTGGTCGTCAGTAAATTTATCTTCGGCAAGACCCAGTTCCTCATATGGCTCGACGTTCTTACGTAGTAACGCCCGGACGGAAATGCCCATATCAGCAATGAGTTTGACCAGCTCATCGCGTGAAGGTGGAGTCTCAAGGTAAAGAATAACGGTCGGCTCATTACCGCTGTTGCGGATCATCTCCAGCGTGTTACGCGATGTGCCGCAGGCTGGGTTGTGATAAATGGTGATGTTGCTCATATCAGTATCTCATTACAAAGTGAAAGAGAGACGTAGCGCCAGCGCGGCCAGCGTTACAAACAGCACAGGCAGAGTCATGACGATCCCGGTGCGGAAATAGTATCCCCAGGTGATGGTCATATTCTTCTGTGAAAGTACGTGTAGCCAGAGCAGCGTTGCCAGGCTACCAATAGGGGTAATTTTCGGCCCCAGATCGCAGCCAATGACGTTGGCATAAATCATTGCTTCTTTGATAACGCCCGACGCGGTACTGCCATCAATCGACAATGCGCCAATCAATACGGTAGGCATGTTATTCATGATAGAAGAGAGGAATGCGGTCAGGAATCCCGTTCCCAGCGTGGCTGCCCACAGGCCTTTATCTGCGAGTAAGTTCAGCACGTCAGACAAATATTCTGTCAGCCCTGCGTTACGCAGCCCATAGACCACCAGATACATTCCCAGCGAGAAGATCACGATCTGCCATGGTGCCCCACGCAACACTTTACCGGTGTTAATGCCGTGACCTTTTTTTGCCACAGCAAACAGGATTGCTGCCCCTACTGCTGCAATGGCACTGACCGGAATACCCAGTGGTTCGAGTACAAAAAAGCCCACTAATAAAAGAATTAATACAATCCAACCTGTTCTGAATGTTGCCAGATCTTTGATGGCTTTTGCGGGCTCTTTCAGTCGTGCAATATCATAAGTGGGCGGGATATCTTTGCGGAAAAATAGATGCAGCATCACCAGAGTGGCGACGATGGCGGCGATATCCACCGGCACCATTACCGAGGCATATTCCGTGAATCCCAGTTTGAAGAAATCAGCCGAAACGATATTGACCAGGTTCGATACGATAAGCGGCAAGCTGGCGGTATCGGCAATAAACCCTGCGGCCATCACGAAAGCAAGTGTGGTGCTTTTACTGAAGCCAAGCGCCAGGAGCATAGCGATAACAATCGGCGTCAGAATAAGTGCCGCGCCATCGTTGGCAAACAGTGCCGCGACTGCCGCGCCGAGCAGAACGATATACGTAAACAGAAGGCGGCCACGACCGTTCCCCCAGCGAGAAACGTGCAGCGCTGCCCATTCGAAAAAGCCTGACTCATCAAGCAACAGACTGATGATAATAACGGCGATAAATGTTGCCGTCGCGTTCCAGACGATATTCCACACCACCGGAATATCAGCAATGTGAATCACACCCGATGCCAGAGCCAGTACGGCCCCCAGCGTGGCGCTCCAGCCAATCCCTAATCCCTTTGGCTGCCAGATAACCAATATGATGGTCAGGATAAAAATGGCTCCTGCCAGTAACATATAACCTCCTGAAAGGGCAGCAATGCTGCCCCGAATGATGGTAATAACTAACCCGCGAGTTGTTTGAGTTTATCGATGCCGGTTGGTTCTGACGCCAGTACGGGTACAAGTGCTACACGGCTGGCATGTAGATTTTTAACGCTCTCGATCTGCGGACGTTCCTGCTGCGCTCGCAAGCGGAGCAGCGGTGAACGGGTATCCGCGATGGAAAGGCTGTTATTGATAATCCAGCCCCAGGGGTGAATTCCTGCACGTTCAAGGTCGGCCTGTAAATTTGCCGCCTCAAGTACCGGCGTGGTTTCCGGTAGCGTGACCAGTAACACTTTGGTTCGCTCCGGGTCCTGCAGTTGCATCATCGGTGTGGTGAAATGGCCTTTTTCCCCCATTTTTCTGGCAATCTCGCGGTGATATGCCCCGGTGGCATCAAGCAGCAAGAGCGTGTGTCCGGTCGGTGCCGTATCCATCACCACGAAGCGCTTACCCGCCTCGCGAATCACCCGTGAAAAGGCCTGGAATACCGCAATTTCCTCGGTGCAGGGTGAGCGTAAGTCCTCTTCCAGCAGGCGTTTTCCCGCATCGTCCAGTTCTTTTCCCTTCGTCTCAAGAACATGCTGACGATAGCGTTCAGTTTCCTCGAGAGGATCGATCCTGCTGACCTGCAGATTGTTGAGGCTGCCGTTGAGGGTTGTGCTGAGATGCGCTGCAGGATCAGATGTTGTCAGATGGACATCAAATCCCATTTCGGCCAGTCTGACAGCAATGGCAGCCGCCATCGTGGTTTTCCCTACACCACCTTTACCCATCAGCATGATCAGGCCATGCTCATTACGGGCAATATCATCGACCAACGCAGAAAGTGACGGAATGTCAGGGCGCTGTTGAATGTATTCTTCAGAGAATGACGCCTCTATAGGCTGAGTGGAGAGAAGTCCGCTGAGTGCAGACACGCCGACCATATTGACCGGCTGGAGGAATAACGTGTCAGTTGGCAGACCGGAAAGATCAGAGGGAAGATTGGACAGCGCCTCCTGTTCACGGTCCCATATTGCCGCAGCCAGTGTATCGTTTGCTGCTTCAGTTTTGGGCAGAACGCCGTTGATGACCAGGTACTGATTTTTAAGACCGATGGCGGCAAGCTCCAGATGAGTCCGGGCAACTTCCTGCAACGTGGATTTTTGCAGACGAGCAACCAGAACCAGTCGGGTACGTGCTGGATCAGATAATGCTTCAACAGCCTGGGCATACTGTTCACGCTGTTTTTCCAGACCGGCCATCGGGCCGAGGCAGGACGCACCCTCGGGATTGCTATCAATAAAGCTACTCCAGGCACCTGGCAACTGGAGAAGGCGAATGGTATGACCCGTCGGTGCGGTATCAAAAATGATATGGTCAAACCGGGTCAGTAGAGAAGCATCTGTCAGTAATCCGGTAAATTCATCAAAAGCCGCAATCTCTGTTGTGCATGCCCCCGACAGTTGTTCGTTGATGCTGGAAACGACGTCATCAGGCAGGATGCCTTTAATGGGGTCAACGATTCTGGCCCGGTACTGTTGTGCAGCGGCCTGAGGATCAATCTCAAGAGCCGATAATCCTGGAACAGAAGCTACTGGCTGAATGGTATTGCCAATCGTCTGTCCAAACACCTGACCTACGTTTGAGGCCGGATCGGTACTGACCAGCAGCACCCGTTTCCCCTGTTCTGCCAGACGGATCGCCGTGGCGCATGAAATAGAGGTTTTACCAACGCCTCCTTTACCAGTAAAAAACAGATAAGGGGGGATATTCTGTAAGAAGTTCATATGTCCTCCTGACATACTTAACAACAAGAAGTATTACCACCACAGCAGATTGTTGGCGCTAATCCCACTTTCTCCAGTGGAATGCCAAACCAGCGAGCCAGCTCAGCGCGTTTCGGATAACGCCCAGCCATCACTGTTTCGCCATCCAGTAACAACAATGGCAA